TGGGGTGAGGAGTTCGCCGATTGGATGGCCGACGTCCGCGGGATCGAACTGCGTTGGTGGCAAAGGCTTTCCGCGTATCGCATCCTGGAGTTTGACGAGGAGCAACGGCTCGTCTGGCCGACGATCCTGCTGTCGACGGCGAGGCAGGTCGGTAAGTCGATCCTTGTCGCCGGGCTCGCTCAATGGCGGATCACACAAGCGGAATGGTTCGGCGAGGAGCAGCTAGTCATTCACACGGGTAAGGACCTCCCGGTATGCCGCGAGGTGCAACGGTCGTCGCGTGCTTGGGCGCGGCATCATTCGGGGTCGGGATGGCACGCTCTCGACGCGAACGGGAAAGAGGAGGTCTCCGCGCCGGACGGCTCGCGTTGGATGGTCCGCAGCAAGGACGCCGTCTACGGGTATTCGGCGAGTTGGGCTCTCGTGGACGAGGCGTGGGATGTGCGATCGGCGGCGGTCGACGACGGTCTAGAGCCGACGATGATGGAGCGGGCGCAATCTCAGCTAGTGCTCACGTCGACGGCTCATCGCCGCGCGACGTCGTTGTTTCCGTCGCGGCGTGCGGGCGCGATCGACGACCTCGCGTCCCCGGACGGCGTCCTCCTCTTGGAGTGGTCCGCGCGTGAGGATGTCGACCTCGACGACCGGGCGGCGTGGCGTATGGCGTCGCCTCATTGGAGCTCGCGCCGGGAGCAGATGCTCGCCCGCAAGCTGGCGCGCGCGCTCGCCGGGGAGGGAGACGTCGAGGACATCGACGAGGACCCGGTCGAGTCGTTCCGCTCGCAGTACCTCAATCTGTGGATACCTCCCGCCGCCCGGCTCCGCGGGCGCGACGAGCCACTCCTCTCGGAAGCGTCATGGGACGCCGCGGCGGACGTCCTCGCGGAGCCGGGTCCGGGTCCCCTGGCGGTCGCGGTCGAGGATTTCTTTGGGCTCGGAGCGTCGGTCGGTTGCGCGGCGTTCACCAACGACGGGAGCTCGCGGGTCCTCGTGTGGGGAGCGATGTTCCCCTCCCGGCTCCTGGCGCTCGATCACGCGGCGGCGACGGCTCTGTCGCGGGACGGCTCCTCGCTCCTCGTCGGAGCGTCGCTGTCGTCATGGGCGGCGGCGGCGTTGATCGAGGAGCCCGCGCTCACCGTGGAGCCGGTCGGGCTCGCGCAGACGCGGTCCGCGCTCCCGGCGTTGCGGGACCTCCTGGCGCGGCGCGAGCTCGCCCACGACGGCGGCGGAGTGCTGTCCTCGCAGGCTGTCGAGTGCCTCGTGATCCCCGGCGCGGCGGGATTGGCCGTGTCGCCGCGGTCGCCGCGCTCGGACTGTATCCGCGCGGTCGGGTGGGCGGCGCAAAAGCTCGTCGACGGCGGCGCGTCCGCGCCATTCGAAATCCTGTGAGGGAGCAGCTATGACGGTCGCAACGGTCGAGCCGGGTCCGTACGGCATGAGCGGAGCCGGTCCCAACTACAACGCGGGCCGGAACGCTCACGCTAACCAACCGTGGAACCAAGTCGTCTTTCCCGACCCGTTTGTGTGGGACCCGGCGTCGGCTATGGCTCTGCCGTCCGTGGGTCGCGCGGTCGCGTTGATAGCCGGACAGATTCGGCAAATGCCGATGGACGATTACAAGGGGATTCATCCGCAGGAGCGACCGCGGCTCCTCGACCAACCGGACCCGACGCAGGCTCGGAGTTGGTTCGTCGGGATGCATGTCGAGGACTATCTCCTCCACGGGAACGCGCTCCACTACATCACCGCATACGACCGGACGGGATGGCCCGCGGCGGCGGCGTGGCTCCCCGCGTCGTGGGTTGACATCGCGTGGGACCCGACGTCGCCGGACTACTCCTCCCCGGAGTTTTGGGTCGGAGGTCGCCAGCTCGACGCCTCCCGCGTCGTTCATATCAAGCGCGGAGCCGACGACAAATACCCCGTGCGTGGGGTCGGGGTCGTCGAGCAACATATGAGCGCGCTCGTCCGGGTGAGCAACGCGGACCGTTACGAGTCCGACGCTCTCGCCGGAGCCGGGGTCCCGTCCGTCGCCGTCATCACGCCGAACCCTCGACTCTCGTCGGAGGAGGCGACGGCGGCTAAAGCCGATTGGCTCACCAAGTTCGCCGGGCCGAACCGCGAGCCCGCGATCCTGCCCGCGGGAACACAAGTGATCCCGCTCGCGTGGAGCCCGACCGACGCGCAGCTAACGTCCGTCCGCGGGATGAACCTCCAAGACGTCGCGAACATGTTCAATCTCGACGGCTATTACCTCGGAGCTCCGGGCGGCTCAATGACGTACCGCTCCCCTGGCCCGATGTTTCTACAACTCCTGCGGATCACTTTGGAGCCGGTCGTCGAGGATTTCGAGGGAGTGTGGTCGCAGGCGTGGTTGGCCCGCGGGCACTCTCTGCGGTTCGACCGAAAGTCGTTGCTACAGGACGACCTAGGGACGACGATCCTCACCCTGCGGAACGCCGTCCAATCCGGTCTCATGACGCTAGAGGAGGCGCGGATGTATCTCGGGCTCCCGGTCGTCGCCTCCGGGACGAGCGCGACGATCACATCCCCGGTCGCGACGACGACGGACACCACGACCACGACAGACACCACGACGACGGACGGGACGGCGGCGGCATGAGCGCGCAACCAATCACACGACCACGGGCTCCGGAGGTCCGGACCTATCCCGCGCAGACGCTCCGGCTCGTCGAGGTCGACGCGAACAACGCTCTCTCGGAGCTCCACGGGCGCGCGGTCCCTTACGGCGTGTGGACGGACGTCGGTTGGTATGAGGAGAGCATCCGCGCCGGAGCGTTCCACAAGTCGATACGCGAGGCAGCGCGGTCCCTCCCGCTCCTCCTCTGGCACGACAACGAATCCTGGCCGATCGGCGTCGTCCGGTCCTGGCAGGACGGCGACGACGGGCTCGACGGCGTGTGGACGCTCGACGACGACGAGCGCGCGCAGCGTGCCGCGAAGCTCGCGCGGGACGGGATCCTCACGGGACTCTCGGTCGGGTTCCAACCGATGCCGACCGGCTCGCATTGGGAGTTTGTCGACGAGGACGCGTGGACGCGCGGCGAGCGGGACCGGGTCGAGCGCTCCGAGGCTCGTCTCCTAGAGACCTCGCTCACGCCGACCCCGGCATACGCGGGAGCCGCCGTGTCCCTCGTCCGCTCCGCCGACAAGCCTCACGCCGCCGACCGGGCGCGAGCTCCTCGACGCGGCGAGCTCGACCATTGGCGGACGATCCTCGACGAGCTCCGCAACCGTTGACGCGGGAGCTCGCCGGGAGCATCGTTGGGAGCGCAAGCTCTCGGGCCGGACCCGGAGCGGGCGGAGCCGGACCCCGTCGAGGACACCACGCCGACCGCAACGGACACCACGCGAGGGACGTTAACCGTCCCCTCTCCCGCGTGGAGGTCCGTCATCATGGCTAACCCCGTCCTCATCCGTTTGAACGGCGAGCGCGAGTCGCAAGTCGAGTTCATCGATACTCTCCTCGGTCGCGTCGAGTCCGAGGGTCGAGACCTCGTCGACGCGGAGCGGTCGAACCTCTCCGCCGCGCGCGACCGTATCCGCGAGATTGACGCGCAGCGCGAACCCTTGGAGGAGTTCGAATCCCTCCGGACCGTCTCCGGCGAGTCGACCCGGCTCGCGTTCGGCGGCGGCGAGACTCGCACCTCCCGCCCGGTCGGACACTCCGCGCCGGAGGTCACCTATAACAGTCCTGGCGAGTACCTCGTCGACCTCATCCGCGCGCGCGGATACCCCGGCGTCGGGCTCGACCCGGACCCCGCCGCGCGAGCTCGCGTCGAGTCCGCGCTAGGTCGGACGATCCACGGGGAGACGCGCGTCGTCGACAAGCAGCTAACCGACGACACTCCCGGAGTCCTGCCTAAGCCGGTCATCGGGACGGTCCTCGGGGAGCTCGACTCCGCTCGCCCGTTTGTCGCCTCGATCGGCGCGCGGTCGCTCGTCGGCGTCCCCGGTAAGACGTTCTCCCGACCGACGATCACGCAGCATGTCGACGTCGGCGAGCAGGTCGGGGAAAAAACGCAACTCCCGTCGCGCAAGATGATTATCGGCTCGCTCGATTTCACCAAAAAGACGTACGGCGGCGTCGTCAACGTCTCCCGACAGGACATCGATTGGACGTCCCCGAGTGCGTGGGACATCCTCCTCCGCGACCTCGCGAACGTGTACGCCGCAGAGACCGACGACGCCGCCGCGGGAGCTTTCGCTACGGCTCTGACGCAGACGGTCGAGGTCGGAGGAGCCTCCGACCTCGCGGCATACACCGAGGCTCTCTACGCCGCCGCGGCAATGGCCGCGACCGGCAACGGGACGATGCGTGCGAGCGCGCTCCGTCTGCCCAATGGCATTTGGGCCAGCGTAGATATGTGGAGCAAGCTCGGAGCGATGATTTCCGCGGCTCGGATCACGACGGGCGGAACGGTCCCGGCGTCGTCCGGCGTGACGTCGTTCGCCTCCGGCGACGTCCTGTCCCTCCCGCAGTACATCGTTCCCGGACTGCCGACCGGGACGCTCATCGTCGGGCGGACGGACGGGACGGAGTTCTACGAGGAGCGGATCGGCGTCCTCTCCGCCGTCGAGCCCGCGATCCTCGGAGTCGAGGTCGCATACGGCGGATACGCCGCGTTCGGCACTCCCGACCCGACCGTGTTCGCAAAGGTTGTCGACGTCACTCCTCCGGTCGTCGGCACGCAGTCGGGTGGCTCCGGCACGAGCGCGCGACGCCGGTAGGCAATGGCCGGAGTCCCGACCCTCGACGCGGTCCGCGCGTGGACACAGATACCGCGGACCGCGATCGACGACGTCTCGCTACAACAGGTGATCGACGGCGAGCTCGACAATCAAGCGCGGTACTGCCGCGTCCCTGACCTCCCCGGCGATTACCCCGAGATGCTCGCGCAGGCGCTCTATCGACGGGTCGCTCGCGAGGTCGCCGGGCGCGGCATCCCGCTAGGTCTCCTCGGGGACCCGGCGAGCGAGTCCGGAGGTCTGCGGCTCGCGACGTTCGACGCGGAGGTCGAGCGGCTAGAGGGTCCGTTGCGGATCGTGGTTTTCGGATGAGCACGCGCGACGACATCGCAACGGTCCTCGACGGTCTCCCCGTCGACCTCGACGGCGAGGCGCACACGATCGACGCGTACCCCGCTCTCCCGTCGACGATCCAACCGTTTACCGCATGGCCCGTCTGGCAGTCCTCGTCCTGGCGCTCCGCGTGCATCGTCGAGGAGGGATGGCGGGTCATCATCGTTCTCCCGGCGTCGAGCTCGGACGCATGGGCCGATACCGGCGACGCTCTCATCGAGCCCGCGCGGGATGTCCTATCCAAAGTCGGAGCGGTCCTCCGCGTCGAACCGATCGCACTCGCGATCGGGGACAACGTCCAAACGGTCCCCGCTCTCGCGTTCACTCTCAATGTCTAGGAGGAGCAATGGCGGTACATAGCGTCAAGCTCGGACCGGGAACGCTCACGTTCGGTCCGACCGGGACCCCGATGGACGCGTCGTGTCAGCTATCGAACGGCGTCGTCTCGTGGGACAAGAACAAAGACGACGACCTCACCGTGCTATGCGGCGACATCATCTCCGGCGCGACGACGTACACGGCGAAGCTGTCCGGGACGATGGTTCAGGACCTCGACGTAGGAGCGACGAGCCTCGTCGCGTGGTCGTGGACGAATAAGGGTCAACCGATCGAGTTCGAATTCACGCCGAACACGGCGGCGGGAGCCTCCGTCACGGGGACGGTCATCGTCGACCCGCTCGACGTCGGATCGACGGACGACTACGGCTCCGTCATGACGTCCGATTTTGAGTACGACTGTGTCGGGGAGCCGGTCCTCGGGTTCGCCCCGCTAGCGACTCGCG